GACTAATTAATTAACAAAACTCGGTTTAGGGCACTGAAAAGTGCCCTTTCAAAGGGGGATGCCCTAAATTGAGTGCTTACCGTTCTCGGATACACAGTCATACTATCCAGCCGAGGGTCTACATATCCACTTACCACAGCACGATACGAACTATCTCTATATACTACTTGCTTACGATGAAGCAAGGTATCACCTATCCGTGTCGTATCATCCGGCACGAAACGCCAGAACACAGCCATAGGTGCAGAGATAAGCATCGTATCTACCTTGACAACCGTCTTTATCTTCGTTTCTACACGAACTTCAGCCGGAGACTGCTCATGCGGACGGAACCAAGCCGCCACACAAGCTATAAGCAGCAGTACAATTAATATCCACGGTAACTTTTTCATTCCTCGAACCTCAAATCGTTAATCCGATTCATCCACCCCCGTTTGAATTTATTGTTCGCCGGACGAGAACGGCATATATCCTCGATGAAGTCGAACCGTGCAATCTTAATCATGTCGAACAACTCATGCGGGTTCCTGGCATTCACCGCAGCGAGTGTCTTAGGACCTACTATTCCATCCACAGTAACACCAAGCAAGCGTTGAGGTATCTTGATGCCATGCGCACCGGATGCCCACACCCAATCAACCAATATATTAGCAACTGATTGCGATTTAATATCGTCAGCTTTCCATCTGTCCCAATAATGCGACTTGAGCACCCGGTTAACGACATCCTCACGGGTAAGCAGACGCAGGTCATCCACGTCTATATCACCGTCACCATCCTTGTCATAGCCGCATGACTTCCACGTACCGATAGTCACACCCATATTCGTTGCACCTCCAAGGTCTGCCGGGTCATTCACGAAACCGCCTTCCCATTTGAGAATCCACGGCGCTAATTTATACACGTTCGCCATTTCAATTTTCCTACTTATTCAATTAATACCCATTTTGCGGTTCTCTATCACCGCACTTCTTTCTCTCACACCGTTTGAGTGCCAGTTCCAGTTTCAAGTCAGAATTAGCCTCCTTCAGTGTAAACAACTCATCCTGCACCTTACGGAGCCGGTCTGTCTGCTCCACAAACCGCTGTTCCTTCTCCGAAAGCTGCTTCTGCAGGAACTCGTTGTACTCCCGTAATGCCTTGAACTCCTCGACATCAGCATGCGCGTCCTCAATACGCGCGTTGGTCTTACGGGACATCCACCACTTGATAAGCTGCTTGATGCCCTCGATGCCACCGAGTGCGGTCACCAACATAATCCAATCATTCATTTCCATTTCTCCCGGTTTAACAATCGATACAAATTATAAGCACCCCCACATAAGCACAAGCAAACGCTGCCATCTCCGCCCAGAACAGCCATTTCCGGTATCTCAACATGATAACAACGGCTATCGGGAAAGCAACCGCAGGCAAGTACCACATACCGGAGAGACAAACCCAAAGAATTGTAGCTAATCCGGCTATTACTGTCCCTGCATAATGTACTTTGCTCTGAAATTCCTCCTTGAACAGCGGGGCTGTCCCGACGAACATCAGCCCACCGCAAGCAAGAAATGCCAAACATTGCAGGTTCTCCGATGAGCATTCAATCCACACCGGCATAAGCAGCATGGCAGGAACAATCATAGCTATCTGGAACAGCCATGCCGGACGATTCCGCTTCTTCAACTGATAGTAGGTATCAGACAAGCTCCAAGGCACTCCGCACACTCTCACCGCATACATTATGTACATAGTGAGCAAAAACAGCGACATAAAATATAAGTAAATCATAAGCCATCAATTTAAAGGTTGAACACTAATTTTTCAGGATAACCGGAAGTGTAATCATACGCTCCGACCTCCTCTTTCGTAGCAAGTCCCATAACCGCGGCCAGATGTTCCTGCGTGGCATTATAGCATTCCAGGGCATACAGTTCCAGTGCGGCCAGCATCTGCAAGGCAAGAGGAATGGGGATTACATACTTCACGGTATCATACCACAGCACGGTTGTCTCCTTGCCCGCAGCCTGCTCGATAGTGATTGAGTTTGCCAGTCCTACCCGCGTATCCTTGTCAAGCCACATCCGCTTGCCGCCAAGCGTAAAGGAATTCACGGCATCGGACCCGTCGTAAACAGCAATTTCATTGACCTTCGCGCTCTTCACACCCTCCAAAGTCGGCTCATAGGGAGGGATTAATTCACATTCAAGAATTTCCTTTGCAGACGCTGCCGGATGGGTTTCATAAAATGTTTTTTGTTCCACATTCAACGGTACCCAGGCTCCATTCAGGTAATCCTCATAGGTTGTACCCACTTCATAGTTTCCGTCCAGTTCAAAATCAAGACGGACAACTTTCTCCTCTGAATAAATATGTATATATTGCATTATTGTTAAAGCCTATTTTTATTCATTATGATAAATCGGTAATTCGCTCTAATACCTGATGTAAGCGGTGCCGTATTTATTTCAGTAAATGAGCCCAGATAATCCGAAGATTTGAACATACGATACGGAGAAGAACTTTCCTGTGCTATCGCATACTTTCCGTCAGACGAAAGCCCCAAAGCAAAGCTATTGCCAATAACGGAATGCTTCAATGCCCAGGTTTTTCCGTAATCGGCGGATATACGTGCACCGGAATAAGAGTACCCTCCCTCTATAACCATATATTTCCCGTCATAGGATATGGCCAATGTACGGGCAGAGAAACTCGAATCGGTAATTTTAGTCCACGTCTTCCCATAATCCCCGGAATAATAGGCATAGTATAACTTTGATGAACTCTCCCTGTTGCAGCAACACAACATGTATTTGCCGTCACCGGAAATGGCAATCTTTGTGATAGGCCCCCTGAATATTTCACTGCTGAAAGTTTCTCCATAATCGGAAGATATAAACAGCTCATGGGTAGTATAATAGGGAGAATTTGACGCATATGCCACTACGTATCTGCCGGAATGGGACATTTCCACCCCCATGAGAGGCACGGTATTGTCTTTTAATCCATTGGAGACCCGCCATGTCTTCCCATAATCCCCGGAAAGCATCAAATCATATTTGTTATTGCTATTCTGACACACAACAGCGACCAGATTCCCCCTGCCGTTGCAGGCTATCGAGTATACGGAATAGCAATTATCAGGCTTGAAAGGTTCTGCCGTCTCCAGAAAATCCGTAGAACGCAATAATCCCACATTTGCCATATAGCACGAGCAATAGATATGCCTGCCGTCTCCGGACATGGCAATCCTCGTTCTATCGTTGCTGAAAAAGTATTCGTTTACATTAGGAAGGTCGGAAGGTTGTCTTCTGGTCCATGTCATTCCACAATCCTTGGAAATATCTATTAAGGCTCTACTGTCGGAGAATGCAATCACATACTGACCGTCCTTTATATTATTGCTTCGTCTTTTTAATACACTCATAAACCTTAGTCCCTTGTTTTTACGGATATTGAATAGGCGCCAGCGGCATAGCACCAGATACTAATCTCAAAGATATCTCCAGCGGAAACACTGATTGAAGTACCGGACATCGAAGTGAACGCGCCGGTATTGGGTATCGGCTGTGTGAATGCCGCCGATGCGACGCAGCGGATATACAAGTCATTGCCCACTGACATTCCGGAAGCAAGGCTGATGTTCGTGGCAGAACCCAACCTTGCAGTGATACTTCTCTTGGAAATTGGCAGGGAGGCCAGTGTCGTGACCGTATTCGCACCGGTGACTGTCGGGTCACCGACACCTTGCGGCCCTTGTGGTCCTTGCGCACCAGTCGCCCCTTTAGGTCCAGTAGCTCCGGTAGCACCCTTCAGGTTCTTGAAAGCAAAGGAAAAGGTTCTGGCCAATGCGGTACCACCGAGAGAAACGGTCACGGAGGGCGTACCGATGTTGGCGTCAACCGTAGCAGTAGCACCGGTAATACTGGCACTTGCACCTGCTGCACCCGTGGCACCAGTAGCACCGGTAGCGCCTTTTGCACCCGTATCACCTTTGTCTCCTTTATCGCCCTTTGGACCTTGTATTCCTTGTGCACCAGTGGCGCCTTTTGCACCAGCAGGACCGGTAGCACCAGTATCACCTTTTACTCCTTGCGGTCCTGTGGCACCGGTATCACCTTTCATGCCCTGTGGACCTTGTACGCCTTGAGGACCTTGCGCTCCCGTATCCCCCTTCTCGCCTTTATCGCCCTTTGGACCTTGTAATTGTCCTTGACTTTGCCAATCACCGTTATACCAGGCATAATATGTATAAGGCAATGCAGTTCCAACGGAATAGAAACCAGTGATGTTTGACCCGTCAGGTACAGCAGTCTTTAAGGCATCAAGCGTATCGTAACGTCCAAGAAGGGTGAATGTATCTCCCGGCTTGCCTTTCACATAGATATCCGTCTTAACGTATTCTTTAGCGCTCTTATCCCATTGGTATACATAGTGGTCTGCACCGATGTAGGTAGGATGTTCTGCCGTATCAGTAGCATTCGCAGTAGCCGTCTCCGATTCCTGCTTGAGGGCAGCAAATTCAGTGACACGGGTACTTTCAGCATTTACACGGCCACTTTCAGCATTTACGCGTCCGGTTTCGGCTGTTTGGCGGTTAGTTTCCGCACTATTACGTGTATCCTCAGCAGTGCTTCGGGCATTCTCAGCAGTAACGCGCTTACCTTCTGCTGTAGCACGACCGGTTTCAGCATTGACACGACCCGTTTCGGCTGTCTGTCGGGTTGACTCTGCGTTGGCCCGCACTGTCTCAGCATTTTTACGTTCCTCCTCGGCGCTGACACGTTTACCTTCGGCAGTAACACGGCCGGTTTCGGCAGTTGCCCGTCCGGTCTCAGACGTCTGTCGGACCGCTTCAGCTTTGCCTCGCTCTGTCTCTGCCGTTTTCCTGAGACCTTCGGCTGTCACACGTTCCTTTTCGGCATTGATACGCGTAGTTTCAGCAGATGCGCGGGTACTTTCAGATGAAGCACGCTTTGTCTCAGCCGTTTCACGGGATTTCTCAGCTTCCTTGCGTGCGTTCTCCACTATGACACGCTCCGCTTCGGCTTTGCGCACTTCCTCAGCAGCTTCCTCAGCAGGGGCAGACAGCAACTCAAGCGGTGCCTCGACCACCGATTCTTCCATACCGGCAAGACGGAGGGCGGGCAGGCTCACGATATCGGCCAGCGAATCGACAATCTCCACATCGCCCACACCTTGGGAGCCGACAAGAAGGGCTTTCTTCACCTCCTCTACAAGCTGGTTGAACTGATTTGATTCCAATACCATAATTTTCAGAATTGATTTAAGATGGCTGGATGACGTTCAGTTGGTTAATTACCGCACGTTTCACGGCAGCTATGAGCCGTGAGTTCTTCACCACAAGTTCAAGAGCCTTGCAATACTGTTCCGGGATTTCCACCGCATCTTTCGAGTAGTAGATTTCCCGTGCCAAGTCTTCAAAGCCTATATCCAGAAGGATACTTCCGTTGTACATCATTTCATTGCCGACCGTTTCGGCTACGTCGAAGGTCTGCTTGGCGCCTTCGAATGAGGTCTGGGCCTCGATTTTCTTAAAGTTGATTTTCATACTTTCTATTTTAATTATTCTATATACTCATCCATGACAGATACCAATTCCCCAAAACCCGTTTTATCACATGCCATTCACGCCCGTTGATATTCGTCCTGGAAGAGTTCGCGAACGTACCGGAAGGAAAACTGATGGTATTCCCGTTCGGCATTATCCATATCTCATGCCCGTCAGAAGAGGACGGAAGGGATATAGTACAGTTGCCGTAAAAAAGCAGTGTGTGGTCGGTCGCCTTAATGCTGTACCTTGTAACCGAAGAGAGTATCACGTCAGTATTCCGGTATACACCTTGCGTCTTCAGCGGCCCGGCAATTTCCAGAGTCCCGGAGGACGGAGCATACATCTTCCCCACTATCACATCACCACCGAAATAGCTCTCGCCGGAAGATACGTGTATGGCCCTATTGCGCCCCGGAATGGTTGCAGAGATGGTTACCACCCCTTTGACTGTGCCCGCTTCCATAGTCTGGTAGGGCCTTATCAGGATGCTATTGGCTCCTCCGTCCGACGCTATCGCATGCAGATAGTAGCTCTTGCTGAGTTCGAACTGCGTAGTGCTATCTGTAAGGTCGGTCACGAACGCTCTCGAGTTGGTGGATATACCGTTACCATGCAGATACAGATAGTCACCTATCCGGCCGCTGGAGGCGTTTATCTTTCCGTTTACGGTGATGCCGTTCAATATGGCGTTGGCACCGGAAATATTTCCTTTCAACGTAAGATTATTGGCTGTGATATCGTTAAGCGTGGCATTGGCACCGGATATGGTACCTTTCAGGGTAAGGTTATTCGCGGTGATATCGTTCAAGACAGCATCCCTGCCCGTTATACTCCCTTTCAAGGTAAGATTATTGGCGGTGATATCATTCAGTGTAGCCCCCGCCCCGGTAATGTTGCCCTTCAACGTAAGGTTATTGGCAGTAATGTCGTTCAGGATGGCGTCAATACCTGAGATATTGCCTTTTAATGTCAGATTATTAGCTGTAATGCCGTTCAGCGTAGCATCCGTGCCCGTTATGCTGCCCTTTAGAGTCAGGTTGTTTGCCGTGATGTCGTTCATCGTCACACGCCCGTTTGTATCGACCACGAAACTGCCGTTGATGATGGTCTTTCCCGTAAAGTTTATCCGGTCAGCCTCGATTGTAGCATTGGATATCAGCCTGCCCGCTTCGCCTTCGGTGATGAACGCGCTGATTTGAGCACGCCTGACGATATCACCGTTGGGGTCGACCTTTTCCGCAAACATGGTGGCGATATTGCTCTCCGTCACTAAACCGGCTTTGTCGATATTGGTAATGTTACCTTTGGAATCGAAGGTTATCTTCTGCACGAACTGGTCTATACGGCTAGCCGTCTGGCTAATGGCTGAGGTATGCTGTTCCACGGTACCCTTCAGGCTGTTTGTGGCACTCACCATGCTTTCTATCTTCTCGGCAGTCACATGAAAGCTGCCTGCATGGGCGAACAGCTTGCCGTCCAGGTCAGAGACGGACGCACTGAAGTCCGCACGAAGACCGCGGGCCGATATGTCAATGGCGGACTTGTATGCTTCGGTGATTCCAGTCTCAAGGCCTGCAAGACCGGACGTGAATTCAGCTTTCAGACCACGGGCGGAGATGTCGATGGCAGAGGTGTATGCCTGCGTTATGCGACTCTCAGTATTCGTCAGGTCCTCCGTGAACTTCGCTTCGAGGTTGCGCGCGGTCAGCAGGAATTCACTGTGATACTCTTCGAGCTTGCCAGCCGTGCTTCTGATTTCGTCAAGGTTCGCCTGGATCTTCTTGTCTGTGAGTTCGAAGCGCATGTTGAATTCCTCGCGCAGGTCGGCAAGAGCGTCATCGGTCAGCGTAAGTGCATACAAGTACATGTCACCGGTGAAGGACATATAGAAATTACCGGTACCGTTCCACTTGCCGGTTATCTCCATCTGCTTGAATTCGGTACCGGGATATAGGTCCTTAGAAAAGGAAATCGGGGTGTATTCCTCAAAACCGTCTTTGTTCTCGTCCTTGAAATGGAAGGCAAAAGTGCCGGGGCGCTTCACTAAATATTTGAAAGAGATAGTGAACTGCCGGGGGCGCTTGAGTTCGTCGAAGGTCTCAAAATCCGGATGGCGGTAAAAGTCTGAATTGACCTGCTCGACATAGCTGTTCTTCAAGCGTAAGACACTTTTTGCACCCTCGCTTACTATATCGGCAAATGACTCCTTGTTCGCATAGAAGTTACTGTTGAAGTACAGCAGCCGGCCGTCAACTCGGAAGATGCGTATGTTGCTGCTACCGGTCCAGTACTGCATGTCAGCGGCAAAAGACGCATTGTTCAAGTAGTTGTTCAGGGCATTGATTTCATCACGCACGGATGAGATTTCAGACTTGATAAGCCCCTCAATCACAGTGAACATTGTCAGGATGTCCTCACCGGCCATCGTAAGGAATCGCCCTTTGATTTCTACGCCACCTTCCGGTGTGTACTTGATGTAAGTGCTCTCATCACGGGCGCCGATATAGGAAGTACCGTACACTTTCATGTAGGCATGCCCGGTGGATTTGTCAACACCGAAGGAGATTACATCTTTCCCCGTTAGGTTGAAGTCGTCAATGCCGGTGTAGAAAGTTATAGACGGGGATGTCTCGTTGGTAGACGATAGCACGATTGCGCTTTGAAGGTCTACATCTGTACGGTGGCCCAATCCTATAATGTCATCGCCCGCTTGGGGAACATCGCTGTCCTCATCGCAGATGGTCTTGGACAAATCGATGTAGTCACGTCCCACGGCCACAACCTCACGCCAATAGTAGCGATTGGAGGCATTAAGAGTGGTTCCTTCGACGATGTTGCACTCCTTTGCCTGCGCCAGCGAGCCTACACTGAACTCGTTGGCTATCGCCTCACCGTCCTGCTCGGCAAGAAAACTGCAGCGGTAGACGTCTTCCAGTTCCTCCACGCGGATGCACTTCATACCGGCATGGGTGATTATTTGTTCACCGCCTACATGGGTAGCTCTCTTGACTTGCAATTCATCAAAGACGGCCTTTATCTTCACATATAGACGGTCAACGACAGCCTGCGAGGTGCCGTCCTTGCGTACCGTGATACCGCTGCCGTTCTTGCCTATCAGCAATCCCTTCAAAAAGTTTATGATTTCTTCCGCTACGTCGCTTGCGTCCTTGCGGAGGAACATTCTCAGGGTACGCAAGGCTGAGAACACATTGAAGTTGCTTGCGGCCGTAGCGTCGTTGGTCTTGATGACATAGATGTTGCTTCCTCCCGAACCGGTGAAGGTCTGTCCCTTAAAAGTCAACTCTTCGACTTGCGTTTCAATATCGGAAATGCGGGAATAGGCGGTGCTTTCGCCAATCGTATACTGCGGGGAATCGTAAGGCTTGTCGAGGTTGATTTCAAAGCCGATGACACGGGACAAGCGCCCGTCCTTGAAGTAGGCAGGATTGACAAGGTTGATGCGCTGTCCTATGTCAAAGCTGTGATTTATTTGGTCTTTGTGTACCCAGATGGAGTTGAGCGTAGCCGTATAGGTGCCGTCGTCGATGCAGGTCTTTGCCACGTACTTCTTTGCAGTGGCAAGCAGTTCCTCTTCGGCAGCAGCCACCAGCCCAAGTTCGGTTATCTTCTCGGCATTCCAACCAGACAGTACATACTTGTCACCTTTTGAAGGGAACAACACTTCATCCGGCAAGGAACGGCCGTAGTCTTCATTCTGTACAATCTCCCAAAGTTGGGCATCAGGATTCCATGTGCCGTCGTCGTTCTTTTCGGTCAAACCAAGAGGATTAAAAGCTACGCCGAACTCCATGCCGTTGAGCTTGCCGGATTCGAACCTGATTTTGAGTTCCTGTCCTTCAAGGATGTATTCCTTCGAGAAGTTGATGCCTGAATCCTTGAACCGGTAGAAGGTAGCTTTTGTCTTTGTACCATCTTCATTATCTACCTCGCTCTCATAAAAGCTTACACCGGTGATTTCACCTACTCTTTTGGGGCAGATGTCATCAAATACAACAACGGCTTCGACAGCTTCCAAATCGGTCAAGCCCTCGTGGGCATCCACGTATGGAGTGCCTGCCGGAAGCATAAGGCGCTTCTGGACGATACCGTTGACAACAGCGGTCTGGTCTACCGGGCGATAGTTGGTAGGGATGTTTCTTGTTGAACCGAACGCATAGATTCTTGTAGCATAAGTACCCTTGCTGTCACTCCGGCTCATGTCCTTGGCTTCCTTATCCAGTTCTATCTTAACAGCATCGGAGAACTCACAGCGTCCGAAGTTGATTACATGGTCCGTTACCCAACAATCACAACCCCAGTTATCAGCCATGCTGAACATAGCATCAATGAGGTTGGTATTGTCATAGGTCATCAATTTGGAGGAGTTCTCGACACTATCGTCAATGGAAAACACGAAGTCTTTTCCCTCATATTTATAACCAAGAGCTTTCAAATTGCGAAGGAATACACCCATCTGGACATCCAGTGAAGCGGTAAGGGACCAGGACGCTTCCAGTCCTCCGTACTCCGGGGTGTACTTGAATATCTTTGTTTTCCACTTGAAATAGTAAGCGTCAAAACGAAGTTCATAGGAGTAGCCTCCGTTCTTGTAGGTCGGATAGGGAATATCTACAATCTGATAGATTTTTGCCAATTTACCGCCCATGGAGGCATCGAGTACCCCACGCAGGTCAACGTAATCACCTACTTGGAAATCGACTGGGGACAGAGTATTAAAAGGTAGTACGACATAGTCCTCTTTCATTAAAGAGAACTTGCCTTTTGCACCGGGATTGATACCAGTTGAAAAGCGGGTATTGCCTTGTATGTCCTTAATATCTATCATGTAAACAAAGGTCGGACATAAAAAAAAGAAGCCCTAAAAATTAGAGCTTCCATACACGACAATGAATTTAATGTCGTAAATTTCTAGCCTACAACACGGTTAGATGGATTATACTCACAGAATTTGGCTGATATTTTCCCAAATGTCCGGTCTAAGCTTTGGGCATAAGAAACGCTCTTTCCTAAATATAGCAAATGATAAATATCACTACTGTTCTCAGGAATCTGAATATCAATTTTACCTTTGTAAAGTTCTTCATAAAAAGCTGTTTTCTTTGCCTGATAATCGGCAGGAGAATCACCTTCTACTGTAAAAACAAGAGTTAACTCACGCTCATCAAGCTTGGGGTTATCCATAAGAACTTGTTTCCCATGTTCCAAGCGTGATTTATTCTCTATAAACTCTTTCAGAGGTACCGGTGCTCCCAGTACATCAAGAAAGTTATCTCCCATTCTAACACCCCACTCTTTTAGGGCTTCTCTTCCGTTTATTATTAATTCTGCCATAACTATTATAGATTCTTTATATCCTGCTTGATATCATTTGTATTATCGAGTATTCGCGGACTATTCTTGGCAAGAATAACAGAGTTTTCAAGTATATCTCTACGGTCCATGTTACCTTCTACTTGGAATGTTCTCATTTCATCTACGATTCTTTCCATATTGGAGACTTTATCGGTCAATGCCTTTATGTCCTCTGTCGGGAAAACAATATGTACCTGCGACTGATAGCCGCTCGCTATTGTCTCTTTGGCTCTATCTGCGAAATTAGGAGTTCCAGATAACAAAGCTGGGACATCCCCACTTCTAAGATTGAGCAATGAAAGTTTGCCATTGATGGATGAAAGTAAACCGGTCTGTTGAATGGACTGGTTCTTTATTTCTTCCCCGGCAACCTGCAAAGCTGTAAAACGTCCGTTAAGTTCTTCGCCGGTATCTTGTGACATGGCTTCAAAACCCTTGCTACTCGCCTGCTGTAAAAACATGGTTCCAAAGAACTGGTTGATGGCATCAACTTCTTTCTTCATGTCGTCAACCATCGTCTGTTTCATGGAGTCGAGGAGCTGCTTTTCTTCGGAAGTCAGGTCGTCATCTCCCATGGCCTTTTTCCACTCATTGTACCACTTCTGCATCTGCGGTTTGAAGTTCTCCACATACATGGCCTTAATCAAAGCCTTGCGCATGTATTCGCTCATGTCATCGGAAATATCCTCCGCTGTGGCCTCTATATCGTACAAGGAATTCAGAATACCATCAGAGAACGACTCCCATTCCTGCTCAGCTTCATTACGGGCGTTCTCCGCTTCCTGGGCGGCTTCTTCCGCACGGTTGATGGCTCCCGTATCAAGAGTGGGGAAAAGCTTGTTAGCCGCATCCACAATGTCGACACCGGCTTTCTGAATTTCGGCTATCATCTCGTCCAGAGTCTTGCGCTCGGCCGTATCAATGGCACCGTCTTTCATAAATTCCGTATATTTGTCATACCAGGCCTGAATCTGAGGCTGGAGCTGGGCAGTAAACATGGAATCCACCAAGGCATTGCGCATATATTGATAGATATTGTCGGCTATGTCCTCGGCGGTAGCTTCTGCGTCATAGAGCACACTCTTGATACTGTCGGAGAAAGAGTTGAACGCTTTCCTTACCTCCTCTCCAGAGTCTTTCCACGCGTCACTGATTTCCCCGGCAGCATCGGCGACCTCCTTGCTCAACCCGTCAATGTCATTCTTGATGTTTGTACGCTCTTCATCGGTTACAAGTCCATCCTCTGAGTATTCCTTCCATTTTTCCCAGATGGCCTTGATACGCGGTTCGTACTGTTCAAGGTACATTGCCTCAATAAGCTCTTTCCGCATGGAATCGGAGATATTCTTGGCAACAGTCTCAGCAGTAACTTCCGTATCATACAAGGAACTTAATATCCCATCGGAGAATGATTTGAATTCCTCCTCAAGTTCTTTCTTTAGGTTGCTCTCAGTAATGCCAAGAGTATCACTCAGAATATCCTTAGCGGCCGTAATGTCGTTAGCCAACTTCTCCGCTTCGTTTCTTAACGCATCCTTTTCAGCGCCGGTTATGTCACCGTCAGACATGGCTTCCTGAACCTTCTTGTATAACTCCTCTATCTGCGGTTGGAAGCTATCAGTGAACATCTTATCAACCATCTGCTGACGGATGTACTCAAAGATGTTGTCTGTCACATCCTCGGCAGTGGCTTCGACAGAGGACATGGCAGACTTGACGCTATCAACAAACGACTGCAAGTCTTCGGCGTTCTTCAGCTTGTCAGCAAACAAACTATTAACGTCCTCTACGCCCTTCATCATCTGCTCAATGTATTGGTCAATCTGAGAGCCGAGTTGTGCCATGTCACTCTCGGACAATCCGTCTTTGGAAAGCCCTTCAAAGGTCTTGTACAACTCTTCCATCTTGCTCTTGTACTCCTTTTCATACAGAGCGTTAATCATTGCCTGACGGAAGTAATCATAGATATTATCAGAAACATCCTTGGCCGTCACATCAAGGGAAGTAAGAGAACTCTGCATACTACCGATGAAATCCTCATAGTTATCCGTGCTACTGTCGGTATCCTCTTTGGTCCATCCGAAAATTTCCGCAAGCTTGTCACGTTCGGCAAGTGCGGAACCGGCAATTGCGTCATACTGCTTCCGAAGAGCCTCCATCTCCTCCTTCGTAATGCCTCCTTGGTCTTTATTGGCCTGGGCAAAGGCATCGTACCACGTTTGAAGGTCCTCGGTAAATTTGTTGCCTACCATTGTGGTAAGCACGGCACGCTGCATATATCCGCTGAAACTGTCAGAAAAGTCTTTCGCGGAACTGCCCATATCCATGAGGGTATCCACAAAACTGTCGAAAACGCTATCGAACGTTGTCTGTGTCAGTTGTTCACTAATCTGGTTCTGAATATCCTCAATCCTTTCCTCTCCATCTATAATGCCGTTCAAATATTCTTGCACGTCACCGTCCATCTTCGCCCAGAAGGCAGGAGCTTCGGATTTAAGTTTCTCCAATTGCTCAACAGTGAGGTCAAACAGTCCGGTCATTCTTCCGGTCCCGATAAACTCTTTGGCGGCATTGACTGACATGTCGAGTGCGTCGGCAATGTCCTGCCAGTCGCTTGACGAGGTGTTCTTTGCCATCCGCTTGCCAATGGAATGGGAACCTGCAGATGCACCGGAATTAAGACGTTCTTTTCCCAATAGGCGATATGCCTCAATTTGCTTTTCAACAAGGCCAAGCGCCTCTTCTCCTACCTTGTCTGCCTCCATGCCGTAGGAAATGCTGATGTATTCCTGCTTCTTGTCTATCAGTTCATCCCATATCTCATTGAGCCTGGTGTACTCCTCAACCATCTCGTTATAGTGGGAATAATCGGCACCGAACATCCCGTCCAATGCGGACACTACAGAGGAAATTCCAGAAACCGCACTCATTGCGCCTCCGACAATATCACCCGACATGATTTGCCCGACCCCGGATGCCGTTTGTCCTAAGCCGCCAAGCGCATCAATGGCACTTGTTATCTTACTGTCGTCAAATCCGAATATGTCGGCGATACTTGAGCCAAACTCATTCAATGCAGGGGCAAAAGACGTCACAGTATTTCCTATATCGGTGATTCCTTGACCGATTTTCTTGGAATCGTTGCCACCCTTTTTTATGGCTTCTATCCCTTTCTCCAAGTCAGAGACGAAAGCCTGCCACGGTGATTTTCCTTTAAGTTCATCCTTTAACCCTTTGATTGCGTCTGTAACATCCTTGATGGATATTTCCCCTTTTTCTATCCTTTCAATGTCTTTATCAGTGAATCCGAGTACTTTCAATTCGTCAAGTGTAACATTCGTTCCGTCACTTTCCTTTGTACCAGACATGTACTTGACAAGTGTTTCATACTTATCAATGATGGACTGAATAGCGGAAACGGACTTATTGCTGGCATCCTCGAATAAGTCAGCCATAGAACGGGTCGTTTTGCCGTACTGTTCATCGAGGTCATTAAGCTGTTGCCGTTTTTCCTCTTCAAGTATACCCTCGTCACCTGCATTCGACGCTTCCTTTATTGCTTGGTCGTATTTATCTATGATGGCTTTCCTTTTCTGCTGGTAGTTACCGAATTTTACAAGATACTCATTCCATGAGGCCTCCTGCTCACGTATTTCGTCACTATATTGTCGTTTTCTCGTATTTCCTATTATGGAATCAAAAACAGATGTATCAACGGAAATTGAAGATGAAGAGAAAGACTTCTTCACATAGTCCTTTGTCTGTTTAGCTTTTAAATCCTCCTAAGCATCGAATATCTCCTTCTGATTTTGTATATAGGCACGTATATAGTCCTCCTTCTGGCGCTCTAAAGCTTGTATTTCTTTCTTATTCATAAGTTCACGTTGCGCCTGCTCCTTCTCGTAACCATCCTGCAAGTTGTCAATGCGAGACTGCTCTAATTGATTATCCAAGTCCTGCTGCTGGCGCTGGCGTTCAAAGGTCTGTTTACGCTCAAGCTCGGTAATACGGTGCAGTTGGTCGGTGTAGGCATTTATGTCCTTTACGCCAGAAATATTACCATTATCTGCAACAAAAGCACGTACATCAATAGAATCTATCAAAGCATTATTAGCATCCTTCAAGGCATCTACAACCTTTTTGTTTTCTTGTAAAGCTTTGGTTCTTCGGTTGAATTCAGCCGCTTCTATAGTTAATGCTTGTGTTACTATAGTAGTTCCAATGGGGGTATAACCGGATGTTGCTGTCCCATTTTGCGTGCTTTCCCTATGTCTGTTCGTCCAATTCGTATCAGCATTTATGGCTTTCTGCAATTGATATATTTTATTGTAGTTCTCTTCTATTATCTTCATTGCCGCTCTTGCTTGTGCAGCTTTCAAAAGGTTTTCTGTTAGAGATTTATATGCAGAAGCGGCATTACCTGCCAAAATAGCCTCATTAGATAAATTACCAAAATAAGAAGGGTATTTTTTTTGTAGCTCATCTGCTGCTTTATTCCTTTCTTCTAAAGACCTCTTATGATTTTGGGTGGCCTTATACAAAGCATCCAATTCTACACGTTCTCTTGCAGAATTTCTTGCACCTTCTGACGTTATTTTACTTAGATTCTGTTGATAAGAGACTACATCTCGTAAGGCATCCTTAACTTTAAATAAACCAGCAACCCAATCCACTACTTTATCACCGTACAAAGTAAGCAACGTAATTCCCACGGTCAATGCAGACTGCCAGCTAAACAAAGAAGATATAACTTGCTTCCACACCGGAGTAGCTGCCTGCCCCGACTTCTTCAATAGCTCATACTCTGTTCTCGCTCGTTTAATTTCATCTGCTAAAATTGGAAGATTATTCGATATAGCAGAAAAAAAGACTTTAGGACCATAAGCCAAAGAAGGAAGCTCACGCCCAACTTGCTGGATAGACATACTTAGTCCATTCCATTGCCTTCCATAATTACCAACATTCCTTTGATGATTTCCGATTGTAGCATCAAGTTCCTTTATTTTTGCATCCGTTTGCTGAATAGACGCAAGCAGTTCTTTACCAAGAGGGGAATTACGCTCTTCCTCTGTCAGTTCGCGATAGGCTATTCTCATTCTTGATAAAGACTGGGATAACCCGTTCATGGAAGTGGCGGCTACATTATCAAGTTTGGCATTATTATTCAACGCTTGTCTCACCTCTGACAAAGCGGTTTTATGCGTCAATAATGAATTGTTTAACTGTTCAAGCCGCTTTTGTTGGGCAGAAGATAAAGAAGATGATTCCCCTTGTGATTTATTGATTTTCTTAATTTCAGCATTAATCAGACGGATAGCATTCATTTCCTCTACCATTCGTTTGATATTGGCATCCCTTGTTCCAAGAATATCGTTAATCTCGGTTCTCAAATCATCATAAGCCTTTGCTTGTGCTTGAATGCTTGCTGTTTCAGCCGTATTAGTCTGTGTATTTGCATCACCTATCTGTGTAGGAGCACTAACGACTTTAGATACTTTCTCCTGCGCTTGAACAATCTTTTCAGTAGCTTTATTGATTCGACTGACCGAAAGCATTATTTTCCCTTCTGTTGCCGCAATTTTATCCACCAACGCATCATATTGCCCAATCAAAGAGGTAAGCTGCGATTGCAATCCCTTTGCAATATCAATATCCACTGTGATATTAATACCCATCAATACTTTCTTTACATTCTCTATCTCGTTCTTTAGTTTACGCAACTTCTGAACGTCATCGTCTACATTTGATATAATTCCTGCCATATTATAGTTTTTTTTCTATTTGCCTACCTGCATACAAGATGCCATTAGTCATAATAACTTCAAATCCTTTACTTTCGACATAGCTTGCATAAGGCTGACCGTTAGCCAAATAAAGCCCATCCTTTGATTTTTCGGAATAAATCAGAAGATTCTCTGTATTTCTTACCGCTTCGGAATGAGAACCGTCTGATTCCACCCACATATCTACTATTTTCCCATTACGGACAACACACCCCCCATTTGCATTATTCAAGTTACCAGTCCTATTTTCATAAGTCTTGTTAATCTTTGCATTTCGGGTGGCGTCTCTCCCTATTTGAGAAAGAGTATTATAATACTTATCATCTACACTTTCAAGCAATTCATCTAATCCTGATGTATCTCCTCTAAACTCCATTATTTTTCATTTGTGCTAAGTTCGACAAACACAAGTTATCCAGCAATATTTCAAATATTTAATATGCGACAACGGAATAATTGTCGTGAAATAATTGGGAGTGATTGATTTTTGAGATATTTTTGCAAACACTTAAGTTAATAAATGTACTGTCATGAAAAATACACTACTTCTGATATTGCTAATATTTGCTTTTTCAAGTTGCAATAAGTCATATAAATATGTGGAAACGGTTAAAGAAAAGTCATTATTCAGCAACTCTTACAATGAGAAGGAGGAGGAACCTAAAACGATAAGCTCAAAGAATGATTCCCTTGCGTATTTAGAAGCATATCAAAAATTTTGCATTTCTCAAAAAGTTTATAAAGATATGACTAATCAAGGAATAGAGTTTGTTAATATCCCAATAAAGTTCTCACTGTACAACTCAAACGGTGAAAAAGTAAATCCATATATAAACCAATCAACCCTTGACAATATAAAAAATAATGTTATGTCTTTAGATGATAACATTGGAAAAACAATATCGGACATAAAAAAAGAAAAACAAAATCCTATTGATTCTATAACAGTAAAAAAAATATCCTTTTTATTTACATTTAACAAGGACGAATTTGACCCACGTGAACTAACATGGATTAAACCAAAATCTGCTCCCCAATATACCAACCAGAATGGAATATATTGTTATTTTATGAAAGATATTGATGGGGTATCAAACTTTAGACTCAGAATACAATATTATTCTGACGATTGGTTATTCATTCGCAAATATCAATTTTCTATTGACAATAAAGCTTATGAATTTATCCCCAATAATGTAGAAACTGATTCAGGTAATGGAGGATATATATGGGAATGGTGTGATGAAAATATCCATTCCAATAATGACATTGAATTAATAAAGGCACTTTCTAATGCTAAAACTGCAAAAATAAAATTTATTGGAAGGCAATATCACGATATAAAAACCATATCACAAAAACAGATTAAAGGAATAAAAGATGCCTTAAACTTATATCTCGCAATGGGAGGGAGTTTGTAATATTCATATTAAGCGCACCCCAACTTAATGAGGTGCGCATTATTATTTAAGCAGCATCTTTACCTAAGAACTTTTCTACGAAGTAAATTTGCCCCTTACCAGTCACTTTGGTAGTAGTAGTGACCAATACAGAGCCGTCCGGCTTGGTGATGGTGGTTTTCTTCAATTCAAAAAGCCCCAATTTCATAGCTTTCTGCGTTGGCTGATTGTAGTAGTCGCCCTTTTGGCAAAGATAACCATTCTCGCGCATCCAGTTAAACAAACGGTTCTGACCGATATTCACTCCATTTTGTTGCAGTATCTTTGCTAATTCTGCAACCAAGCAAGAACGTTGAGAAGTTGAAACGGCATCGGCAAAAAGGACTTTAGGTGCATCTTTCTGAATCTTCTGTTCGGCTTCGATACGCTTCTGTTTTTCTTCTTTCAAGTTGGTTGCAAGCTGAATCAGAAAATCGGGTGAGGTCAAAGCTTTTTCAAGTGTATCGCTGGTCATGTATGCACCATGTTTGCGGATTGAGGGCAAAACTTCGCTTGTAACCCATTTGCGAAACGGTTTTGCTTTTTCGCTATCACTTCTTATGACAACATCATACAAACCGCTTTCAGTAACAAATGTCGCTTGTTGTGTTCTACCTAAATTATCTTTTATGGGGTGCGTTTGACGCACATCATCATCTAAACGACTGGCACACCTTGAAGTATCTTTTATGCCAATCACAGCGCAAACATCTGCCAAACAAAACAACGGTTCTTCATTCTCATTCATAGCAATTCTCACTTTTCCGAACTGCTCATTTTGGAAAATCTGAATATTATTCATACTTTTACACAGTTTAAAAAATTAGACCCCACCAAAGGACGCTCCTAACTTCATCCGATGGTGGGGTTTATACTTTACAGCCGTTAGGATAACTGCGTTGTTTCTGTTTGCAAACTTATTATATAATCGTGTAAGAGAGAGATTTTTATTTTACCATAACACGACAATCGTTTCATTGTCGTGAAGTTTTGGTGGTGGTCTCGTTTTCATATGTTTCATACTTATTTAGTCAATACATTGTCTATCAATCCACGAAGTTCTTTCAGTTCTTCTTCGGTCAACCCATACACATTACCCAATGCAGAGGGCTTTTCAATCTTTAAGCCGTACTTTACCCCCCCCCGTTGCTTCTCTTTGGGTAAAACGGCAATAGCAAATCGTTTACTCATTTCTTGCTGTTTTAATTAATGACTATGTTCTCAGATTCTCGTTGAATAGCCTTAAAGGCGGTGGTCTTGCTTTGAGGTTCATAACTATGGAATTTATAAGGCAGCCCCTAAAGTCGTGCGAAGACTGCCTTTGGATAATCGTGTTATTTATATACTCGGATATATCCTGAATCCCTCTACCAGCTTCCCCTCAAAATCAGAAATCAACTTGCGTATCTGCTTGTTTTGATTGTCAGCATTTATATAGTGACCAGCCAAATAATAACCCTCTACATAAGCATTGCCTATTTGGGAGAAGATATTACGCAATCTTTCTTGAAATGGAAGTTTGTCACAGTCAAAGACACCTGCCATTATTTCGCCATAAGCACCATATCCAAACCCTTTTTCATCTCTCATTCTTTTCGCTGTTTCTTTCAACCGTTTATTGAAACGGTTCAGTTCGGACTTTAATATCTTTTCGGCATACTTGGTGCAATCATTCTTGCGAAGCATTTCTTCCATTTCGTTGAAGGCGCTAATATACGCTTCTTTGAATTGTGCAGCCACCCTGCCAGTGAATCCCATAGCCAAAAAGGTGAACCCATCACGGGTTAAATAGTACATGGGTCTTTTTTCACCTTTTTTATCGACATATTCAACGGGCGCAAAATTGCGCTGGTTAAATAACTCACTACAATCCAATGATTTAATAGCTCTCAATACATCTTTGTGTGCTTTACCAAAATACTCGGCAACTACCAATGAGGAAGTTACTGCCTTACCTTCTCTCACTTCAATCAAATCAACTTCAGACGAGGAAGAATTGTTCCTTTTAATAATCTCTGTTTGCATGTTCATTATATTTATGTGTTAGTACTATAAGTTCTACTTTAATCACCCACATAGTGAGCACCGAAATGCCCGTAACTATACGGATTGTAATACGCTGATTGAGGTATTGACAAATCATCATAAGAGCTACGCTCTGCCGATACAGTACCACCACATGAGGCATTTACCGATTTTATATATTCTCTGTCTTTCTTTGCCATTGCCTCATTGGTAAGAGCCAGTTCTGACTTAGCCATCATCCAAGCGAATTTCAAACAGTCAGAGAAAGACTTGTTGCCAGCATGACGTTTATAACATCTATGGGCTGACTTCATAATTTGAGATAAGTTGTAGCGTTTCATATATCTATCGTTTTATAACCACAATGCAAATGTAAACCGTTCGCTTTAAATAAACAAACAAAATAGTAATATTTCGCTTTACATTAACTCAATTTAAGAATAGCTATCGCTTTACGTATTTAAAAGTATGTATATTTGCACAAAATATAATTTAGAATAGTTATGGCTTTACGAATAAAAGAAGTTATAAAAGAGCAAGGAACAACTGTTCAAGAGCTTGCTGATAAGATGGGAATATCCAGAGTGGGATTAAGTCAACACATAAATGGCAATCCTTCAGTAGAAGTATTAGAACGAATAGCATCTGCTTTGAATGTTCAAGTTTCAGACCTTTTTGAAAAATCTTCCGATGAAGTTATAGGAGCTGTTCGCATAGGAGATAGCACTCACGTTATCAATAGTAAGGATGATATTAAGAAACTGGCGGAAAAATTATGAATATATCCCTATAAATGATAACAAATAACGCTATATTTTGTTATTTCATTATTTAATAACACTATATTTGCACAATAAACTAACCCAATAATCAATGGCACAATTAATAATTAAGAACATAGGACCAATAAAAGACATAAATATTACATTAAATAAAGTAAATGTAATTATAGGTCCGCAAAGTTCAGGTAAAAGCACTATTAACAAAATTGCATGCTTTTGCTCATGGGTAGAAAAGAAAGTTTCATTGGAACAATCTTTTGACTTTTTTCTTAAAGATGATAATTTCATTACTAATTTGATAGTTTTTCACAAATTAGATGGATATTTTTCCAATGATTCAAAGATTATGTACGCATCTTCTGTTGTTAAGTTTTCTTTTGAATATAGAAGTAAAGTCCCGACTTTTGAATGGGTGAATCAATATAATTATATTAGAACTAAAATTTCATACATACCTGCTGAACGTAATATCGTTTCTATGATATCTGATTGGAAACAAGTCAATTTACCTAAAAACAATATTTTTAATTTTATGTCAGATTGGAATATTGCAAGAAAAGTATATACTGTTGACAATAGACTGGATATTAAATCTTTAGACACCAAATATTACTATGATGAGAATCAAGACATTGATTTTCTAGAAACATTGGACGGAAACAAAATCCAATTAATAAATGCTTCAAGTGGGCAGCAATCTATGATTCCTTTATATACATTAGTCAACTATTTTACTAAATCTATTTATGAAGGAGATAGAAACGACAACATTGATAATAAAGAAAGAGATGCTAAATTATTAAATATAATAATATCAAAATCATTATCAGAAGTTATTGATAATAAAACAAATCTCAATAACGAAAAATGGCTACATCAATATTTAAAAACGATTTTAAAAGTCACAAAGGAGAATGAGAAATTTCATTTACCTAAGGCTGGAGAAACTTTTTTAAGTTCACTATCTGACTATTTTACTCATTTTATCCAAACAAATTATACAAGTTTATACATGGAGGAGCCAGAGTTAAACTTATTCCCTTCTACACAAAAGAATTTATTGTATTTCATAATAAGTTCAATAAAGGAGAAAGAACATAAGTTATTTCTAACAACTCACAGTCCATACATACTTTATTCATTAAATAATTGTATAATGGGTTGGCTTGTGAAGAATAATATGCCCAAAGATATTGCAAATTCTTTGGAAAGCTACAATTCATGGATTAACCCTAAACTCGTTTCTGCATGGCAAATAAAGGATGGAGAAATATTTTCCATTCAAGAGCATCATACTAATAGTATTGGGAAACATTATTTCAATGAAATAATGAACGAAACGATGGACGAATATTATACAATGCTTAATTATTTTATTCCAGAAGAAAAATGAAGAATAGATTATTGGCACAATTACCCCAACATAAAACATGCCTTTGTTCTATATACAATCCTCATCTATATATTGTAGACTGGAAAGATTATAATAAAGGAGTAGTTGAAATTTCTGGCGCTCAAAGAAATGTTATTAACGCTGTTCATATATTAAATGAGAATAATGTAAAAGTTTTTTTTGATGGATTTCCTGAAAATGCATTACCTATCACTAAAAAAAAGCGTTCTAGACAATGTGAATGTGTTGTTTTTCCAATAACTTGTGATCAAGATGAATGGGTTTTATTTATTGAAACCAAATATGCAAATAGTATTCATGCTGCAAAGAATCCTAATTCAGATTATCCCTATTGTATGGTACGTCAAATAAAAGAAACGGTCTCATACTTTAGGATGAAAGGAATAATTTCAGAAAATAAAATCGTTCATGCGTAAACTTCCAAAATTGGCGTATTGACTAGTATGGCTCTTTCCCGTACCTTCGTGCTAAACTTAAAACTCGAAAGATTATGTT